AACTCTTATACTATTGAGGTCGGTACTCAAGAGAATATTCCGCAGGTGGTGTGATGGCTAACAAGACAGCAAAATTGTTCCAGACAGTTACGTATCGTAATGCAGCTGGAGAAACCACCGATGTGGTGGTTACTGGTGTGCAGGGTGGCGCTCCAGCTGCGGGTGATTTTACTGTAACTCCTAGCATTACTGGCGGCACGTTGGCTGCTGCTACGTATTCCTATAAAGTGACTGTGGTAGTTAACGGTGTAGAATCTCCACCAGTTGCTGCGGCAAAAACTGGAGTGGTGGCGTCTGGTGTTACTGGATCAAACACCATCAGCTTTGCTACTGGTTTGGCTTCGTTTCCTACTGCAACGGCGTGGAAGGTTTATGGTCGTACGGGCGGCACGGAATTGTTCATTGCCACAATTACCGCACCAACTAACTCGTACATAGACACTGGCGCGGTCACTCCGCTTGGTGCATTGCCAGCAGCCAACAATGCCGTGAGTTTTAGGAACCGTAGTACAAAGGTTACTCAAGCAAATATAGCAAAGGCTACCACTGCCAAGCAAACTAACGCTTATTTCAAGCGGACGTGAGGCACTGAATGTTTGTATTTCGTAAACTAGCTGATTACAGTGATGGTTCTACCCGAGTTGCGCGGTACGACCAAATGACTGGTGAGCGTATTTTGGTTGATCCGAAAGATAATCAACCAAAGCCTTGGCCTACGCTTGGAGTAAAGTTCCAAGACAAGGCTCCCACTAAAGACAAAATTAGTATGGACTATGTGGCCAATGCCGTCACTGAAGGATGGGCAACATGGGTGAACCACAGGACAGTTCATCGTCCTGGTGGTCCCGAAAACAACCCATGGTCTACTACTCATACCTTCCACCAGGCAGACGAAGTCATTTTCCACATGTTGGAGGGTGACGACGGCAATATGGTGAAGAAAGACTTCATGTATAAGGTCACCAGACAACCAGATAAGACCCAAAACGCCTCTGGTGATTGGGAAGTGGACTGGTGTTTTGAGCTTGAACTGGTGAGCGTTTACGATCGGCCGGTGAAATAAATGGCTAAAAGCTTAAAGAGAAGTTCAGTTATAATTTTATCTAGTGTACTTTCTGCACTAGCTATTGGGACTTTTGCTTGGGCATCAATTCCGGGAACTAACGGATCAATTAATGGATGCTACAAAAATTCTAATCCAAACAAAGGCGAACTCATAGTCATAGACTCATTGGAGTCTTGTCCTAATGGATACACGTCATTAAATTGGCAACAGTATCCAAGAACCCAACAATTCAGTGAAGTAGTTCAGTTTTCGGTAACTGAATCGAATAAGTATTCGCTTGTAGCACAAAAGACTTGTTCGTCTGGACTCTTTGCTACTGGTGGTGGGGCTGACTTGCAAGTGGATGATCCAAATCAGTTCTTTTTGAAAAAATCACAACCTCTACTGGACAGTGGAGTTCCTGTAGGTTGGAAAGTAACCTACGGTTACTTGGGGTCGCTCCCAGCTCCGACTTTTGATGTTGGTGTGTTTGTAATATGTACAGTTGGGAGTTAAATAATGCCCAATGTAGTTTTTAATATAGCTAAAGGTCGAGTGGCAGAGTTCGGTAGCCGAGTCAATGCCAATGATCCTGCCAACTCAATTTTTGTCATTTTGGTGCTGGCCACAACAGGGATCGAGGCCGATGCCACTCTGATTGACGTGGACACGGTAACTGCACTGGTCGCAGGAACCACTAATGAGGTAACAAACTCTGGTTATGCCAGAAAAACACTCGACAATGCCACTGGTGGGATAACCGTTACCGTTGACGACACTAACGATCGTACGGATGTTGATGTCCCAGACCAAACGTGGACCGCAGTGGTCGCAGGTGACGGCTGGAATGATGTAGTTTTTGCCTACGACTCTGATTCTACTGGCGGAACAGACGCTAACGTTGTTCCAATGACACTACATGATTTCGTGGTAACTCCAGATGGTTCTGATATAACAGCACAAATTGCTGTGGGTGGATTCTACCGGGCATCATAAGGAGCGGCAATGCCTCTTTCTCAAGACAGCATTATCCAATCCAATAGCGGCAACTTTTCTGGCACTAGCGGCTCGGTATCTTTGCCTGCAAGTACAACCTCCGGTAATATGGTGGTTGTACTTGCAGTTGGCACATCTACTGGTGCCACCGATGTGACGCCAACGGACTTGGACATTACTGGTTTCGATAAGCATGGATTTGCTAGTGCTGATTCTTGGCAGAATGCTTTCATATTCTCAAAGGCTAATGTTGGCGTGGAGTCGCCTTGGACATTGACCGTTACTGTAAATGGTACTCAGCAGGTTTGTTGGTTCGCCATGGAGGTAGAAGGAGTCGACTACGAAATTTATGATGGAACTGGCTTTGCTGGCGGTTACATGATGATTTCTGACTCATCGGTTTATTCCTTGGTGTCTTCGCAACAATTGGTTACTGGAACATCTGGAACCTATGAAGCTTTGGGTATAGCACTATTTTCTGCATCAGCAGCTGCCGGAGCTATTCCTGACATAGGTGGATATACGAACAACTGGCAAGAACTAGGATCTGTTTCTAGAACGAATGGTACCCGGGGCATTCGTATGGCTGCGATAGTAAAGTCTCAGCAGTCTATTGCTCCACTTGATGTGACGGCGACTATTACTCCAGCCTCTCCCACAAACAGTATAATGCTCGTCCTTAATGGTGCTACAGCTAAAGAGGCACCTGTTGTTCGAACAATGACTGGATTTGAGTACGGTACTGCCACAACGTTGACTTCTGTAGGAGTGTCCGGAGATATTGCTGTTGTCGACGAAGTCGTGGGCACTCCCGAAGTAGTATCTACGTTTAAACGATCGGGAACTTATAGTCTTAAACTCACTTCGTCTGCCGCCGCCGAAAGTATTGCTTGGCTTGCCGGGTTCAATAAAGGATTAGATGGCGGCGTTGGTGAACCTTTGGTGGCACATCCGAGCTTTGCCATTTACTTCGATGGTGCCCTACCTGGTGTTGATATAGAACTGGCTTCTGTTGAGGCAGGATCTGCATCTAACAGCGTCAAGGTTTTCTATCGCACAGCTACGTCAAAAATTGGTGTTAAAGTCGGTACTGGTACTGAGATAGCATCAGACGCGGTGGTTGCCTTCAATAAATGGATAGGTCTTGAACTTCTATACGATCCGCGTACTACTACGAATAAATGCGATTGGCAAATAGACTACGACAGCCTTGATGCTACAGTGCCAGTAAGTCAAACTCAGGCTACCAATACTGGTATGACTGCTGCTCCGATAAGTAGGTTCCGTTTGGGTTGGCAAACTAGCACTACAGCTACTGTTTATTACGATGATGTCTTCTTCTCTGGGACACGTAAAGCATATCCTATGGGATTGGTCAATATTCAGGGTTTGCGACCAGATCCGGGCGGCACTGTTACCACTTCAGGAACTAGTGCGAACTGGAATGTCTTTACTAGCAATGGTGGCACACTTACAGCATTTAACTCAGCCAATGCCATTAGTGCTCTAGATGAAATTCCACCTACTATTGGTGCATCTTCTGATGGCTTGGCACAGATTACGCTAAACACCAGTAATCTTGCGCGAGTACCACTGGAAACTTATGCTATGGGTGATAACAATGTCATTGGTCGGGCAGTAAGAGTATATGCTTTGGGATGGGCAGCATCTACCTCAGCCGCTTCATTGATAGTCCAGGCATATGATGGGACTAATATTCATAGCATGGGTGGACATGTTACCGATGCTAACTTTGATAATACCACGTATCGCTGGTTGACCAGAACATTGCGCAACAGTTTCGGTGGTCTTCCCTATGTTGTTACGCAAGCTAAACTCGATGCGCTCGCCGTAGAGTTTGGTAATTCAGGAGACGCGACTCCAGACGTGGGATTACACTGGATATTCGCTGAGCTTGCTACCCAACCGGCTGTGGCGCACAGTATTATGGAAATTGAAGATGGTTCGTTTAATGTGTATGCCTACCAAGATGAAATGGCTCAGTCGATTACCAGTCTGTTGGTGACTACTCCGAGCGGGTCTCGTGGTGCCACATTAGGTTGGACTATTGAAGGGTCGTCTGGTAATCAATATGTTGCGGCCAACACTGTTTGGTCAAAGTCAATTGGTGCCACGGACATTACTCAAGTAACCGAGATTAGTTTTACTGCCGACGCGTAATGGAGGTGAGGGGGTGTAATAAATGGCAATTCCAACAGTAGTTGGTGTGGGTGCTGTCATAAGCGGTGCGGCCGGTATTACCCCTCCTTATCCCGTTGGTTATACTGCGGTAGCAAATGATGTAGCTTTTACTTTTATTGAATCTGCCACTGGCGATATCATCACGCCTCCTACAGGCTGGGTACAGGCAGTTCAGGCCAATGTTTCTACGGGTACTGCTCCGACTAAACTCACTGTACTTTGGCGTAGGTTTGCTGGTGGGGAAGCTGCTTCAGCAATAGCAGATGCTGGCGACCACATGGTCGCCCGCATGATTGTTCTGAATGGCTGCATTACTACCGGAAACCCTTGGGATTTTGCCACAGCTACTACGGAACTAGTTGCCGATACTTCAGTATCCATTGCTGCCGGAACAACCCTAGGGGCTAACCGACTTATCTTGGCAGCTTTTGCTACTGGTCAAGATGTAGCTTCCACTGCGGGTACGTCTACTTGGGCAAATGCTACTTTAGCTAGTGTTACCGAGCGTACGGACAACTGGGTAACTACTGGTGGTGGTGGCGGATTTACCATGATGACCGGCACCAAGGCGGTTGCTGGTTCTACTGGAGCTTGTACCTGTACCTTACTTCTGACAGCAAACTTCAAGGCTCAGGTTCTCATAGCAGTTATTGGAGCTTCGTCTGCACTTTCTGCTACAGTCAATCAAGTTACCAACACCAATACTGCGCAAGCCATAACTAAACTTAAGCGTAAAGCTGTAGGCCAGATAGTTGAGACCGATGCAGCGCAGACAATAACTCGACGTAAGACCAGAGCAGTCGGTCAGATAGTAGAAACCCAAACAGCACAGACGGTAACGCGTCGCAAAACAAGGACCATTGGTCAGGTCAATGAGATCAATGCATCCAATGCTGTTACTGAGCTTACTGGACAAACCATTGTTTTGGGAATAGCAACACAGACTGATAGTCCCCTAAATGTTACTGCGAAGAAATCCAGAGCAATTGGTCTAGTTACTCAAACAAATACTGCTCAGACAGTAAATGAAATAAAGTCCAAAGCTATTGGTCTAATAACCGAAACAGATCTGGCCCAAGCCTTTACTCGGCGCAAGACCAAGACTGTCGGCCAGGTTGTTCAAACCAATACGGCTCAAGCATTGACCAAGCTTAAGTTTAAAGCAGTCGGCCGGGTCACTGAAACGCAAATTGCTCAGGCTATAACTCGACGCAAGTCTAGGGCCATAGGACAAGTAACAACTACCGATACTGCAAGTGCTATAGCCCGTAGCAAGACCAAAGTTATAGGACAAATAACAGAGACGCAGACAGCTCTGAGCATTACTGCTCCAGGATCACCAACTATTGTTGGTCAGATAATTGAGTCTGGGTCGGCACGCACTATAACAAGCAGGAAAATAAAAGCAGTATCGCAAATAGTAGAAACTGATGTCTCCAGAGCACTAAGCAAACTAAAGACTAGGCTTGTTGGGCAGGCATTGTCAGTAGACGTTGCTTGGCAGATAATGGGGTTGACTGTGCCAACGGTTGCTATGGTTAATGAAACGGACCTTGCCAGGCAGATATCTGGCGGCGTGGCTCCACTAGACATTCACGGTTGGATGCCACTCATAGGGAAACATTGTATCTATCTGAAGCCAAAAACCGTTAACGGTAACGTAACTTACATTAAGAGAATTAGTGTGATGATTACGGCCTACGCTTCAGACGGTTACCCTATACTCAAAAGTAACGCTTCTGGGGTAACATACGGTACCGCGTCCGTGGGGATACGACCAAGATCACATCCGGACGCCAATGAAGTTGACGTATATCAGTCATATTGATCGGAGGGAACAAAATGGATCCAATTTCCCTGGTCGCCATGATAGCAATACTCGGCGCAATAGCATGTTTTCTAGTTGAGACTTTCAGAGCACCAGGCTTTAATCTACTTGCTTTCGGTCTAGCACTGATGTCTACGTTCTTTCTACTGGCGATTGCTATTCCAGCATTTTCCACATAAGGAGTTCTTTTCAATGCCTGTTGCAGTTGTTGTTAAAACCTCTAACGAATTTAAACTCAAGTCTTGTCAAGGCGGCATCGTAGAGATACGTAGAATGAGTTTTGGCGAATCTCTAATAAGAAAAGATATGATGGCCTCAGTCGCGATGGAGATGCAGAACAAGTCCAAGGGCTCGGACTCGATGAAGCTCCAAATGGACTTGCTCCAAGAAAAGACCACGCTATGGGAATTTGCCAACCTTATTGTGAGCCACAATCTCACCGATGCTAATGACAAGCTTCTAGACTTCAAGAACCAAGCACACGTTAAGATGCTTGAAGGTAGAGTTGGTGATGAGATTCAGCAGTACATTAATGAGTTGAACTCGTTTGAAGAGGACATCGATATAAAAAACTAGCAGACCGGCTCAGAACTGCTATCTTGACTAAGGCAAAAAAGGTAGATGTTGACGTTGGATTAGTTCTTCAGCTAATCAATGACTGTCAAGAATTCAATACAATGCCTAAACCAGGTGGAATGCTTGAGCAAGATTCGCTTTTCATGCATTTGTTCCATGGAGTACAAGAAGCTAGGGCAGTTCGAGCCGAGCTGGACAGTAAGAAATCTAATTCTTAAGGTGCTAAATGGCTATAACCCGTGATCTGTGGATCATACTTCGTGCAAGGGACGAAGCTAGTAGGATTATACGCTCATTTAGTAATAACGTCTCTGGGGCAGCGGCATCGGCTGCCACAAACATGAGCGCTTTCGACCGTAATATGCAGCGGGTAGCATTGACGATGCAGCAATTTGCTATGACGTCAATGCTAGCCGGAACTGCCATGGCCGGTATGGGTGTTGCTGCACTACATTTTTTGAAGGGTGCGACTGATGTCGCAGTGGCGTATGAGAAACAAGTTCGAGCCACTAAGACTCAGGTTGATGATATATCTATTAGTCTAGAAGATCTCGCGGCAGTCGGTCGTAGAGTTGCCCGCGAAGTTGAAGTTCCATTCGAACAAATGCAAGAGACTTTGTTCCTCATCTTCTCATCCATGAATGTGACATTAGCTGAATCCGAACAGTTACTTAAAGGTTTTGCCAAGGAAGCCGTTGCGGGTCAGACTTCGGTTGAAACTGCTGCCAGATCCAATATTGCTATTCTGAATGCTTTGGGACTTACCACCAAAGATCTAGGCCGAATTCAGGATGTTCAGTTCCAGGTGGTCCGTAAGGGCGTTATCACCTACGAGGAATTGTCTAACGTTATTGGTAGAGCGCTGCCCGCAGCGGCCAGGTCTGGACAGTCAATTGAGACTCTGGGCGCTATGCTGGCTTTCCTTACCCGTAATGGTCTGTCCGCTGCCATGGCGTCTGCGTCAGCAGCTAGAGCTTTGGAATCTTTTGCTCATCCTACGACAGTTAAACGCCTGGAAGAAATAGGGATCAAGGTCAGAGACGCGAAGGGTGAGTTCTTACCCCTGTTGCAAGTCATGACCCAAATGAATACAAAACTCAAGGACATGGCACAGCCGGAACGTGCTGCATTCTTCCAGGAGTTGTTCAAAGGTGCAGGTGGTACCATCCAGGCCCGAAGGTTCTGGGATACTGCCTTTAAGAACTTTGGCGACTTCGAAGAAATGATGGGCTTCATGACCAACTCGGCTGGAGTCTTCGAAAATTCGTACGCTACTATGGCTAACAGCGTGGCAGCTAAGTCTGTATTGTTGGCAAACAAGTGGATGCTCATCAAAGAGGCACTTGGCCGAGCTGTCATGCCACATTTGATAAAGCTTATGACTCTTTTGGGTCAGGTACTGGACTGGTTTGATCGTTTGCCTGAGCCGACAAAGAACATGATCGCTCAGTTCCTTCTTTGGGGATCAGTAATCAGTATAGTTGTGGGTGTCCTAGTGATACTCATTGGAGTGTTGGCGTTCTTTATATCTGGCATTATAATGGCCGGAACAGCTCTGGTAAATATCTTGGTTGCTATAGCTGCCGTTACTGCAATAATTATAGCGCTTGGCGCAGCTCTTTACTTGGCTTGGCAACGTAGTGAAAACTTTAGGGTACTGCTTCGAAAAATAACTGATATAGCTAAAGAAGTTTGGAAATCGATAGAAACCTTTGCTCAAGGTGTTAAGCAGGCTTTCGATACGGAAGTTCGCCCTGCCCTAGAAAAGCTAATGACTACATTTGAAACAAAGGTACTGCCTGGAGTATTGAAGTTCGCCGAAGTGTGGAAAGAAGAAGTACTGCCAAAGATACAAGAAGCTACGCGCTTTATCTCCCATATAGTTCATGCAGTATTTATTATGGTTTCGGATGTGCTAAACAATATTGTTATTCCTGCAATAGAAAGACTTTCAGAGTGGTGGAAGCGTAATAGTGACAACATTCGACCATTCCTGGAAATTGGAGCCCAAGTAGTCAAGTGGCTGCTTATATTGGGGGCTGCCCTGATTTTGGCTCCACTGACAGCTTTTGTTGCTGGACTTGCGGCAGTAATCATAGCAGTAGAGAATTTTATTCTGGCACTCAAGTTCCTCTGGTCTTGGATAGTTATAGCTTTCAATTTTGTTAAAGATTACTTCGTCGCACTCTTTGGTTTTGCACATAGTATGGGCGAGAAGGTTTTTAATATATTCATTACAGCTTGGCAGAAGTTGACTGGTGCAGTCAAAGATGGTGTGACTAGAGCTGAAAACTTCATTAGTGGCTTCAAGAATACTATAATAACAATATTCAACAATGCCAAAGACTGGTTGATCAACGCAGGCAAGAATATCATTGATGGTTTGATTGATGGAGTCAATAAAGGAATTGAAAAACTGAAGAATGTTCTGAAGAATATCACCGACTTGATTCCCAAGATTAAGGGACCTAAGTCTGTCGACTTGAAGCTTTTGGTTCCAGTGGGTAAGAATATCATGCAGGGTTTCATGAATGGTATTGAAAGTCAAATACCAATGATAAGGGCACAGCTTCAAGGATTGACTACTCAGGTGGGACAACTAACATCCCCGAACTTCACTGTTCCTACTCCGTCCTTTGCTGCGGGCGCGCCAACTGAGGAACGAAACATAACGCAATACATCACTGTCAATACGCAGGAGATTAACCCTAGAGTCCATGCGGAGGAACTAGGGTTCGAGCTGGGCAACAGATTGTGAGGTCATAGATGCCGCTTACAGAAGATCTCACGTTTATGCTTAGCGACACAGGTGTGGTATTAAACAGTGATTCCAGTGGCCTGCCGTTTGTTGATGTAATATCCGTGGTGGGATTGGACAACGCACCCTATCGTGAAACCCGTCGTGAGCGTGAAGGCGCAGATGGCGGTTTCATGGATGCAGAGTTTGAGCGTGGACGTGACTTACTAATAAATGCCGACATCTATGTTGATTCCAGTGTCATGGAGGCTTATCTAGATTCGTTGAAATCTAACTATGCTCCCAGTACGGTTCTGGTGCCATTCTATTTCAAGTCTCCTGGTGTGGAGGAGCGACTTCTTTTTGTTAAACCATTAGGCTTAAAATACGATTGGGAACAACTAAGAAGGATTGGTCAAGCACGAGCACAGTTTACGATGTTTGCCGAAGACCCAAGAATATATACGTCAACTCTGACTTCTGTCGATGTGGCATTCTCCCCGGGAGCGTTGACTGGTTTTGGATTCAACTTAGCCTTCGATTTTGGTTTTGGCGGAGCGGCCACGACCGACGGCACTCTTGTTAATAATTCAGGTAATCGTCCTACTCCACCAATATTTACTATTACTGGACCGTGTACTGATCCTACGATCAGAGATGAAACCTACGGTAACGTACTAGCATTCAGCATAACTCTGGAAGCAGGTCAGACGCTAGTAATAGATACTAAATACAAGACGGTTAGGTTGGATGGCACTACTAATAGAAGAAATACCATGACGGTTTTTGAATGGTTCATGCTACAACCAGGACAAACGTTCATACGTTATGGGGCATCTGTGGGTGTCGGTAGTTCGCTAAATGTAAGTTTCCGTTCGGCTTGGAGATAAGATGGCGATAGTAAACCCCCCTGGCTGGATTCAAGCCTTGAGCACACATACAGCTGCTCAAATGCGCATGTACCACACGATGCTTCAGGCAGGAAACTTCAGCTCGGCTAACACCATACGTGCAAGGGGTGGTGTTCATCCCAACCTTGGGCAGGAATTTGTAGTAACACAAGCAGGGTCACCAAACATGACTGTGCTTGTGGAGACTGGCTATGCTTCGGTTCCTGGTACAGAGAGTGCTACGCAAGGTAATTATCTCGCTTGTAATGACGCACAGGTCACTTTGAGCATTGCTGCCGCGCATGCTACTCTTCCACGAATTGACATTGTTGTTGTCAATATTCGCGATGCCCAATACAGCGGGGCAAACAATGATGCTCAACTTCAAGTTATTACTGGAACGCCTGCTTCCAGTCCTGTGGCTCCAGCGGCACCAAGTAATGCAGTAATAATCGCTCAAGTAGCGGTGGCAGCGGCAGCTGCATCAATTACCAACGGTAATATTACTGATACTAGATATTACATGGCTGCTGCTGGTGGCGTGATTTCAGCACGTTCCGAAGCAACCAGACCAGTAGCTGCGGAAATTGCTGAAGGCCAGCTAGTTTATACCAAAGACAACGACAAGCTTTGGCTTTATAATGGTACAACTTATCTGGCTTTGATGCCTGAAGATAAAGGCGTAGCTGCTTTTGCTGTAACGGCTGGTGCAGATACGCGAGCCAACACGAGCTATGGCAACTTGGCTGGGACTGGTTCACAAACGTCATTTTCCTTTACTAAGGTAGCAGCATCTACTAGAATTTGCGTATCCATACATGCTACGTTCTTTTCAAATGCAGCTAATACTGGTGCTGCTTTTGGTGTTTTGATAAATGGTACGGATTATGATATTGCTCGGCTGCCTCCGACTCTTGCAGCAAATGAGCATGTTCAAGTTAGCGGCGTTGCTTATCTACCTGGTATTGCTGCGGGCGCCCATACTGTTCAGGGACGTTGGAAGACTATCACGGGTGGAGGAACAATCAGTCGCGATGGTGTAGATTGGCTAGCTATTTCAGCCAGAGAGACACTAACATAATGACCAACGTATCTTATATTTTTGGCGACATGCTGACTGGAAGGGTAATCGAAGAGATCGCTCTCCAGGGGGTGTCCATGACCCGTGGATTTGGTCAAGGAGAATTGCGTGGATCATTTCAGTTAGATCAAAGTGGTAAAGACAATGATGACTTAAAATCAGCCACTGAAGAGGGAAGAAGCTTTGTCATATGTATTCGCGAAGGCGAACCCATATGGGGAGGCTTTGTCTGGACTAGAACGTATCAAAGTCAAGCTAAGATTTACGAGTTGTATTGTAAAGCTTTTGAACACTATCCAGAGTATCGATTGATTCTTAGTGACATCACCATTGCTGCAACTGAGCAGCGTAATATATTCCGTACCTTGTGGACGACTATGATGGCCGAACCGAACAGTTTTAGTCTAACCTTGCCGTCATCGTTCGACACAGTAGTTCCTAAAGACTTGACTGTTAAGTCTGCTGAATTTAAGAAGTATCGTCAGGCAATGGATTCTATTGCCGATGGCGATGATGGATTTGACTGGACTATTGATATAGCTAAGGTTGATGGAGTATTCATTAAGAGCTTAAGGATAGGGTATCCAATACTTGGCTCGAACGAACCGCTCATATTATTTTATGACGGTGAGATAACTAACTATTGGAACAATGGAACTATGTCAGGACGAGCAACCAACATTTTCGGTGTTGGAGCGGGCGAAGGTTCTACTATGCTCCAGCAAGAAGTAGAGCATGTAGACTTACTTGCAGCTGGGTTTCCTAGGTATGATGTGGCTCTAAGCTATAAGGACATAACTGATCCGGCAATACTTATAAGTTTGACCGCACAAGCAGCTGTATATAGAAAAGCTGGCGTGCCAATTTATACTGTCGAAGTTAAAGGCGACTTGGAACCACAGTTTGGTAGCTACGGTTTAGGTGATGCAGTCAAAATATACTTCGATGATCCGTCTCACAACCCAACAAATTCTGTCTTCACGTCTAGGATTTTAGGTTGGGAATATTATCCACCCAGTGATGACCATATTGAATATGCTCGATTGGTATTTGAGGGTGATGTGTCATGAGCAGATATGGAACTGATCCAACTAGAAAACGTGGTCAGCCGGACATTGTTGATTACATCAAAGATATAAGTGAGCGGGTAAAGACGGGCGAGGTTGGTTTTCGTATCGGCCATACTGCCATTGAAGATGGAGACCTTGTAGTTCTCAATGGAGATATCAAAGTTAAGGAATCTGACGGTACAGCCGTACTAGCCATTTTGCACGGTTCCGTTCCTGAAGTCAGAATGTACCCTCTTGGAGACACTGACACACATCAGGTGGCTCTGTTTGCTTTTGACTTTGATGTGGGATTTGGGCCAGACCAAGGAGTACAGCTTAACGTTGAATTGGTTGACGCACCTCCTGTTCTTGACGGGGGCAAGCTTCTACTTACTAGATCCTATGCATATTTGACACACGATCCGAATGACCTTAATGAAACTTCCTTTTGGTGTAATTTTGATCCAGAATTTCCGGAAGTCCTGCTCTGGACAGGACGATTGAGAAATCAAATTCAATACAATGATCGTCAGACATTCTATTCTGGATATTTTTCTGCATCAGCTGGGTTTTCCACTTGGACACATACATACTTTACTACGTGGTTTGACAATATAATACCAATAGTAAATGTCAATTACAATGGTGCTACTCTTCAATGGAATCTGGACAGTTATACAGTGTCAGATTTTACTGTAAGATTCGGCACAACTGCATTATCTAAGGACATCACTTTCTTTAATGTGAGGGTAAGCTAATGCAAGAAATGAAAGTAATATGTGCCAAAGTAAATCAAGAACATCAAAGACTGGAAATCGTTCGGGAAATAATGAATGATAATGGCTCTATAGAATATAATTGCTTGTCCATTCCACAGATTAGGTTGGAATGGATAGCTGCTGAATATGAAATTGATGATGTTGATGAGCTAGTGGAGATGGTCATCTACGAGTCCTTCTTGCCTAAGCCCAATATTAGAGAAGATGTTGTACTTACTAGACAGCGAAGAAGAGCAGATCTTTCTGAGCTGAAGATCCGCCTCGGTTCTATAATACCTAGTATAGATAAAGAGGAACAAAAGGCTAGACTTCGTAATGCTGGGATAGCAGATGAATATGTTACCGCAGTTGATAATGATGCAATACAAGTAATTAAACAACGTTGTCGAATAGATCAGCAGTCACTACAAGAAAAAAGAGAATTTTGTCGAAAGCGTCGCAGGGGGGAGAAGGCTCGATTCCCTGGCAGTCGAGATAGAGAAACTATTCACAAAGAAGAAATGGAAAATGTCAGGCAGCCAACGGCTGTCCGACAACCAAGAACAGTTGATACGTTAGATAAGATAAGTTTGTCTGGTGGTAAGAGAGTCAGGTGATCACATGTATGAAGGCATGTGCTTTGGTGGTCCAATGAATAGACTTATTGCTATTAGCCGATTCCCTAAGGGATTCCTCTTGGTCGATAAGCCAAAGGGCCAATGCTGGCTATATGATTGGGACGACACTACGTCTTCATTTACTGTGCGAAGTGAAGATCCTATGCCAGTTTTGGCTGAAGGTGAAGACAATCGTTTCCGCGCAGCTGAAGAACCATATTATGATGTGTTAGCCGCTCCATGGGGTGGTGAGTGATGTCTACGCTTGCACATGCTGTTACCAGGAGTATTGCACTAAGATGGGATACATTTTATCAATCAGCAGTATTTTCCGGCATCGTTGGAGATCTTGCCCATAAGCTAAAAGGTGGGTACCACATATCCATTGAAGACCAACCGTCCACTAACTATTCTGTTGTTCGTCCGTACGACAAGGCTCCGCCCGGTACTTGGCCACGTAATTTGGCTGCTGGCATAGACATGTCGATGAATCCTACGGATATGGCAACATGTAGTTGGCGTTTGTGGCACGTGTGGAATGACAAGAGTGATCCCAGGCGAGGTTACATCAATGCATTCAATGGATGGTTCAATGATGGCGATGTAGCGAAGCGATATGACTATTACAGCAACGTTATTTCCACTACTACATCGGATCACAAATGGCATGTTCATCTTGAGATTCCACGTATGTATGTCGTAAGCACAGAAGCCGCAAATGCTATTTGTTCAGTGTTAAGCGGAGAAACCAAACAACAATTTTTGGACAGTCTGGTTTTGGGAGGAGAAGAAATGTATGCAAAATGGGGCATGGGCCTAGACGGCTCGCCCATTAGCCATGACACAATGTATTTGCAGAATCATATGTTGTTCTTGATTGATCCAGCTCATCCAATTCTACCTGAGCACCCATTGAAAGCAGATGGGAAGTACGGTGACAATACAGCATATTGGGTTTCGGTCATTCTCACTGGCGGAGATGGCAGAGAGGTTAATGGCGCAGGATTCTCTGATCTGAATAAGCTAGTGACAGATCGACAGATTAAATTGAATCTAGAAGACTTCGATGGAGGCTCTACTATTGAGTGGCCATTGCAGGCTACGATTAATTTCCCCGGAACGACTATTACCATACCAGCTACAAGCATTAAAGCTGACGTAGTAGAGCGGGAGTAAATGAGTGAGATTCTTAGTATAAGCCCATGGGTAAACCTTGGTGGATGGTTATTTGTTATCATGCTGGTTATAGTCAGTTGGGTGCGGGGGTTATTGTATCCTGCCCGACAGGTTGACCAGATCATAAAAGTTTATGAAAAGCTACTAGAGGACAAAGACAAACAAATAGCTGATTGGAAGGAGGCATATAGAAACTCTGATGCTAGGGGAGATGTACTTGCGAAGAACCAGGAAGACTTGCTTGAAGGCGTGAAGACCGTCAGCAAACTAGTGCAGACTGTGGTCTCCGTGGGTTTCCCTAACACAAGGGAGCCTATAAGTTGAGATTATTTGCGTGGTTAAAGATGAGAAGAAGAATAAAATTACCTAATGAAGTTGGTAATGGTCATCAGGCCGAGGAAGCATTGCGTCAATCACAAGGTAAGCTTGATCAGGCCAGAAGTACGCAAAGAGAAGTTGAGCGTGTGCGTGACCAGTTCGCTAGATCATTAGAACGTGCGATGCGGAGGTCACATGGATGAGAAGCAAATTCTAGCATATTTACTACTGGGTACGTTAATTTTGGGCTTGGTTACGTTTTGTGTTACTTATGCATTTGGATCTAACTGGCGTAGTTACACTGTGGGCAGATACATAATGTACTTTATGGCTACCATAGCAGGATCATTCGCGTATATAATGGTTTCTCCTGTTGTTCAAGATTTCTTTTGGAAGCCATATGTAGATTTGGCAGTTCTAATCGCACTTAATTACGGGGCATGGAAACTGACTTGGTTATTGCGAAGAATACAGAAGGGAAAGTATCAAGATGAGGATACTGGGTAGAGAGTTTACTCTATGGTTTGCTGTTATCGCGGGTGCACTGAATTTCGTTGTTACATTCAACTTGACCTTCCTCTCAGCCGAGCAGGCGGCACTAATAGTGACATTTATCAGTGCTGTTATTGGTGCTGTCGCAGCATGGAGAACCCGTCCCATAGCCCCTCAGGTTTTCACTTACGCTGTATCAGCAGCGGCGGCACTCGCAGGCGCTTACGGACTTCATTGGGAACAGGCCCAAGTTGGAGGATTCAATTTGCTCCTCTTGTCAGTACTTGCTTTGGCTACGCGTCACCAGGTTTCTCCATCTGAAGATGCACATTTGACAGGTGTGTTGGGACCAGAATAAAAATTGGCCGGGCATATAGCCCGGCCAGTTCTGTGTTCATTTTAGCCACCAACTGGAATGTTTAATGCGTACGAAGATGATGTAGTGTATACAATAGTCTTATCTTGCACGTAAACTAGAATTCCTTCAGAAAGATTGATGGCAAAGTAAATATATCCAGCGACATTAAGTTGTCTAATTTTGCTCTTAACGTTACACATTTTTTGTATTAGATCTCCGGCGTAGCTTATTGCATCGTTCCTGTTAGCATAGATCAGCAAATCTACTTGATCATTTTTATGTTCGCTACCTACTACATATACGTTTTGCATGTCATTCCTTCAACAGTGTCAGGTCGAACAATTCATTGCGTACCATAAATTGGTAAAGATGGCGCATGGCATCCATGGCGTGAGGCCTGCCCGGGAGATATACGTTTAGGCGCTTGAGCTTGTCATTAGTAAAGTAGCCTTTGCCCATTGATGGGCTTTGAAGTATGAACGGTATCCTTCGTCGTTCGGCGAACCATCTTCCAAGTCCGATATATTCTATTGCCGTATAGTCGGCCTTGTCCCTGTGGGTAACCAAGAACTTCTCCATGACCAGTATATCCGGATAGAACTCATTAAGTTCTTGGAGGAATTGGTCATGGAGAGCGAACTTCTTTTGAAAAGCTTTGTTGTCTGACATGTCTGGCCCACATGTAGCGAATCCGCAGGTACCTCCAGGATCTATTGCCATAATTCTGGCTCCTGGCTCAATTGGGAATTTTAACTTCATGTTCCCTCTAATATCCTGTGATTTAGTCCAACGTAGAGCCACGATCTGGCGCCGACCCATACCCAAGTATAGGCCGGGATCAAGATCCTTGATCTCTATGCTCCAGATCGACCAGACGGTTACGAATCTTCACAAGAATTTCAATTCTCATATCAATCCGCTCGATAGCTCGATGGATTATCTTCTTACGCTTAGGACTGAGTGGTTCAGTTCCATCCATGCGGACACTTTCCATGACGATGACTTCCGCACGACACTGGATGAGCTATTGTGCAGGTGATCTCCTGGTTAACGTATTGCATTAATTCGTCGTGTATCCATCCAACTCTTGGGTACCAAAAAATTGGACGTCTACAGCTGCGGCATGATTTCTCAGCTTGCTCGATTGCTGATGACACATCTGTCATTCTCGGTCCTATCTTCGAGTTGAAGTAGGGATATTTCCACTAAACTACCTGTACAGAATAGAGGTGGAAGGTAGACCGACTGTGCTTGGTATGTTATACCGTTAACATCAAAATTATCATAAGGTGGATATTCTATAACAATGAAGTTTGGTGTAAGCTTGAATTCTGGGTCAAGGTATGACAATTTCAAATCAATAGTTCTTTGTGCATGCTCTACCGATATTGAGGAGTTTGAATAATCTATCTTTACGTTACCTACATCTGTTATGGACACTTCGGTTATTACCAGGAACCAATGATGGAACATAATAATTCTTCCAAGAGCAAAGCTCTTGCTATCGAATGGTTGAAGCATGTCTGTCCTTATAACGTTTAACTGCGCCATCACGAACGGTTATAGGATCAGGCGCATGTGGCCGTAGTAGCATGGCGATGAAAAGGCAAGCTGTTTCAGCTCGGCCCTTATCTAGTCCGTCTACAAGCTCTCGTTGTTCAATGATTCGCTCGATGATTTCATCAAGCTCTTTCCAGTATTTTTCAATCAACACTTGATTAATCCAAAACAGGTAGGCAGGCTTTTTGCATACGGAGTGAACCCAGAACTGATCGCCTAGGTTCGTATAGCCCTCATTTTTACCACGGCTGCATCGACAAAAAGGATCAGTCGATGCAGACACGTAGGCGTCCAATCTTTTGTTCATTTGTCCTTGCGATTCATTTGACGTTGTCTGCATCCCTCGGAGTGACTGTGTATTTCATATCTCTCCTCGTGCGCATTAGCGCATGGTCTACAGCAATAAAGACTCAGGATAGAAGTCTTATTGTCACAGCGATTGTTGATACAGGTGTTTAGAATCTCACCAAATATCTTAGTCACTGCCTGGCTGCTTTCTTTCACTCGGCGGAACATATTCCTCTGCCTTGTTAGATTCGTCATCAGCGGTTATAGATTTCCATGCTGACCACAAAGATCCGTCTTCTAGAGTCTCTCGATGATTAACGCCTTCATGTCCACGTGCAAGGTTGCAGATGGCATAAATACCATCTCTAATGAGGCATAGTTCTTGATGCTCATTCAGGGTAGCTTCCATCCTATCGGCAATCTCATCAGGACTGAACAGAAGCAAGCAAGCATTTCCACGATCAGAAACAGCGGGATCGTTAATTGATGCTGCGAAAACAAATTTCTCGTCTGACGATACAGTGAAACAAAAACCATCGAATGCCACTTCGACCTTCACGCCATTACATTCTACTTCAGCTTTATATGGTTCGTTCATGGTAATTCCCTAATGTTCTCATCGGTTATACACGACACACTTGGATGAACGGTGATAAGCGCAAGTAGGCGAGCACCAGAGGGGGTGGGTGGTGGTGCGGGCACAGTTGATGAACTTCCATTAACGATCCCCACTGCTCCCTTGTTTGCCCACACAGTATCAATGCGAGTAAACACGGGATCGGAGGGAGATATGAAGAAGGTTAATTGATTGTGTATTACTGTGTCTATGATGACCGCCATAGTTGGCGGGTTAGTCTGTTTAACTATCCTCATCATCTTTCCTTATCAAAGCCTTGGACATAGCAATGATGCATTCGGCCATGGCATCTATCGCTGTGTGGCCAGAACCGTCATAACCTGGTTTGGCATAGCATGACCAGTAACCATTGGGATATTTACTAGATGGATTTGGATCGTAAGACAGTTGAAAGTGTTCCCAGTCTCTAAGTTCATTCATATTTACTTCCCGTCAGGCGTGCTTTTTGTCGAATGATACAGTCTGAATTGTGCTTTAATGTTGGAACCTTACCATCTGCATGACGAACACATCCAGCACAACAGTAGTAATCTGGATGATTCACAACATAATCGCAGTCCTCATTTGGACAAGGCCATAAGGGTGTGATTGGTTCCATATATTTCAATTACCCTTCCGTCACTGGAAACACACATCCAGAATTTGGCATGTATGTACGCAGACCCTCCGGCCGCTTTACAGTCTTTAATAAATTCTCTTTGTCGCTCAGTCAACTCAAATATTCCGAAACACAAGAGTATGATTGTAACAGTTATCAATGTTCCAATTAATATTTTCCTCACAATTCTCCTAGTCTAAAACCGTATGAAGTGTCCACCTTGAATGGAACGAAGCTTGTATAATCTCGTCCAGACTGCACCATCTCGTGAGTAATTAAATCAATGACGCCTTCGCGATCTTCGGGCTTACACTCGGCCACGATGTTGTCATGCACTAGCAATTTAATATCTGAATTGAATTCGGACTTAAGTTGCGGCTGAAGTCTGACGGCCGCCCGCACGCAAATATCCGAGGCGATAGACTGTGGCTTGAAGCTCAAGGCCTCATTGATGACATCTTCAAGATTGTCATTAGTAATGAGATGGAAGGATCGCTTGCGTCCGAACGGCGTCCATAGCTCTTGCTTTTCAATTACTTCATGTCTGATTGCAGCTTGCCAGGCAACCACGTCGGGAATCAGCTGCTTGAATTCATTCATCAAATCTATGGCGTATTCGACTGGTTTCTTGAGTTCTTGAGCAATCGATTTTGCTTTGCGACCGTAAGAGTACCCATAGAAGATAGACTTGATTGAGACACGATTTTCTTTATCCCAAGAGCCAGTTCCCCAGATGCGATCGCACATATCATTGAAGATATCGATATTTGGATCTGAGAAGACTTTTTGCAAGTAGGTATCGCGCGCAAGGTCTGCAATGGTCCGTCCTTCTGCTTGGGAATAGTCAGCCTGAACGAGGATCATTCCTTCGTCAGCGGTAAACTGATTCCTGATTGGCTTATCCCGCTTGACGTTCTGTTGATTAGGCTTTTTTGATGCCGTCCTTCCACTTGTGGTCGCATGCAGGGAGTAAGTAGTCCGAAGTTTTCCGTCTTTCACCTTGCGGCGCAGTCCCTTAATATACGTACCATAAGCTTTGGACAGGTTCCGGTTAGTCAGAATTAGATCGATGAATTGTTGAACGTCTGGCTCACACAAAGGATGTATTTTCTTGAGGAATTCCTTGTTCGTGGTCGGTATGGTCATACCTTTACCGGCAAAGTACTTCATAATCTGCATCCACGAACGAGGATTCAGCTCATAGCCAACGTGATCTTCAATTTTCTTTTGTGAACTGTCTATCTTCTTTAGGTATATTTTCTCTAGTTCAGCGTTCCATTCCAAGTCGAAATTCAGTGGAGACATCTCCACGCGCATGAGCATGTTAACTGCATCAATAAGAAAAGCGTGGACCTTATGTTGTTCCGGTCCCATCATGAGTTCGAGATATTCCATCTCGTCCCAGGTACCGCCACAGTCATAAGCATTGTACTTGTACAGTAGATCCTTAGGAATCTTAGCGAAGCTACCGTCTTTACCTTTAGTGTACTGTGCTATTTCATCATCATATCGTGGTGCATTCTGGTCTTCGACCAGACGATGCTTCAAGCCATGCTGCCTAGGACGCTCATCCAAGGTATAGGACATAAGCATTCCGTCAGCATGTGCCTTCATTAATCCGAAGAGTGGTGAGAGTCCAAGGAGGTCAAATTTAACGTTCCATCCATCAATCGGAACAGTATCAAGTAGTGTTCTAAAGGCGGCGATACAGGCTTGATCTTTGAAAACCTTATCGCCAAAGACCACAACTTGCCGCTTGGCATAAGCAATACCAACGCACAGTAGATCGTAATCTTCGGGATGAGAATCGTCAATATCTTTATCCGAGGCAGCTTCAATGTCGATGACAATCCGCTTGACCGAACAAAGCCTATTGATAGCCACCAGTGCAGTTTTTGGATCATTGAAGACTTTATATTCTGGAGGCGTCCACGGAGCCAGTTCTTTTCCAAGTAATTTTCCTACATCATGAACGAACGAAGGGAATGAGTCTGGTGTTCTTAAACAAAAAGCTGGATGCCAGGTAGAAACGACAGGTCCAAACCGACTTGGCCTAGCTTGACCTATTCTAAGTTTTGATATAGAAGTGCTTTCGCTCAGTATTGCTTGGGCTCCAGTGCCGCCCACGGCAAGGATGATAGGAGCCTTGGCCCGACGTAAGTCCGACTCCAGGCGCGGCCTACAGGCTGCTATGGCACCTTTAGGAGGCTTCTCCGTGGGTCCTGAGGGTCGGCACGCGACCGTGTTGATCAGGGCAAGTTCTTTCCTTTTTAGTCCATGATATTCCATCACTCTTTCGAGCAATTCACCCGATGGACCAGTAAAAGGAATACCAGTCTTGGCCTCATAAGCTCCAGGAGCCTCACCTACAACAGAAACCTTTACTCCAGCCTTAGGTATCAGGCTAGGAACGTAGGAACCTTCTTCTCTCCATACACAGTCCTCGCAGCGAGCTAAAGGATGTTTCCTATTCGTCTTGTCCATTCGGTCGCTCCGGACTCATCGAAACGAAACCATCTGTTGGTAGATTAGCAATCACATAGAGCTGCTCAAGCAAATTGCAAATGTCTGCAATTACTGGTGTAAGTTCAGCATAATCTTGAGCACTGTAACGTTCATGCTTGGTAGAGTTTTTGCATCAATACTTGTACTAGGTCCACATTGGCTCCCAAATATTACGCTGGTGTCGTCCCAGATAACGCCTACGGTATGAATCACTACGAGCAAACCTGGAAACTACTGCTCCTTCTCGCATGCGATGGTCTCCGCCATGACCTCCAATACGAAGGACGTTGCGCCCGAATCCAATAGCTGTCAACTTAATCAAGAGCCATATAAACTTAATAATAGAAGGTCTCTTCTTCTCCATCTTCAACGACATCTCCTTCAATGATCTCACCCTTCTCGTCTACATTAGACAGGGTGGTAGCATAGACTTTTTCCCAAGGCTTGGCGCCAGATATTTGAATGTTCATCTGTGGCGGTAGAATGGCACCACGAATTTGGGCCTTGAGCTTGAGCGCAGCCAACACGAACTTGGCAGCTTTATCGTTACCAAGTAGAGCAGTTTCCATATAGACGGTCGTGAGATCGTCTATTTGGCTTTCGATGGTATCGCGTGTTTCTTCAACATTAATAGGCTTGACGTTACGATAAATTCGGTTCAAGATATCAATGACTTCGAACCGATTTTCGTAGCCTAGTTGCTCTGCTATATCGTCGTAGCCTACACCTCTACGACGAAGGTTCAATACAGCTTTATATTCAGGAGGCAACGATTCTTGCCGACGAACTGACGGATCGTCGTCTTTCCTTTCCAAACTTCTACCATTATACATACGGCCACCTACTCGACCAAGTACTCGACGTTGTCGAATACTACAGTGTGATCTGCTCTTAGCTTTGCCATTCTTTCAACAACGTCAAGCGGATCATCGATGAATTCTTGGTTTATGTCAACTCCATATTCGCCGGTTATTTCTCTCAAGTCGTCCATGTTAGAGAACATTGTCGAGTAAACTACTGTGTCTTTTTTGGGATCGTACAAAGCTTCTGGTCGCCACCCATTAATGTAATCTCTTCGCCTAATAGCTGTGACATTCATCGTCTGTAATTTGGCAATGGCTGCTGCCCGGGATAATGTATTCAGTGTCCACGTTCTGGCTTCGGCATATTCTGAGGCCAGAACGTACGTAGCTTCAGGAAACTTTAGACTTAAGGCCGAGATATCTTTCTTTCTGAATAGCTTAGTAATTTTATTTAGTTGGTCTTGTTTTACTACGGTATCGTAGACCATTGGCGTATCAAGTGTCGCATCAGAGAATATTTGTGTTATTTCATCTAGCTTTAGTTTTGAGCACTTTGTACATGACCATCGCTTACACGTGGTCACCATCGCTGCGTGCCGACCCGACTTCCAGATGCAGTATAGCAGGCCAGGACATCCATTCTGCCCCGCTATTTGTGCTGATATTCTGGGCAAATCCGATAAATTAGGATATCTCGGAAGTACTTCCTGTACAGGGAGTATTTTACCTGGTGGCCAATGGTCTCTTAGGGGCATAGTTCACCCCACAAGCAAAAGATTGCGCTTCGCCCTAGTTATTGCAGTATAAAGCCATCTACTATAAGATTGTCGTCCAAGCCAATTCGCAAACCCTTTGGAAGGCTCAAATATGACTACTGAATCAAACTCAGATCCCTGTGCGGTGTGACATGTTAGTCCATAGCCAAAGTCCCACTTGTCCAGGTGTTGTCTACCCCAGATTGCTTTGTTGAGACCAAATTGTTCAGCAGAAATAGTTCCTTCGTATTCGCGACCATCGTCCAAAACCATATTGACATAGTAGGATTCTTTGTCCATAATCTTGAAGTCTTGAACAATGCCCATCGTTCCTTTGGGAATGCCTATTCTTCTGACATAGTCTCGACAGACTAAACGCTCGCCTAGAGTGGGATGACCAGAAAGACCGAGATTGTTCCGCCACATTCGGTTAAGGTCAGTGACTGATATTCTTCCTCTGTGTTTCGGATTCTCGTGGTCTACGTTAGCGAAGTATGTTATTCCTACAATGCTAGGATCGTTTGCATCAAAATCAAGTTCGTCGCCTATCCTTACTTTTTTGACTCCAGGACCATGCTCGCCAAATTCAATATCGAAGCCCTTCCTGGCTTGATAGGCGACCTTCAATATTGCTGAGTCCTTGGCCTGCCTCTGTATTTCGGTAAGAGTAAAGTCTGGGTATTGCATGAGGTCGAACTTGCCCAAAACCTTCTGTATTTGACTATCTTCAATGGCTTCGAGCTGTCCGTGATCACCAATAAACAGAACCTTTATGTTATTACGTGTGGAATCTAGTAGGTCTTGATATACCTCACGGTTAATCATAGAACTTTCGTCGCATATGATGAGCTTTATGTTTGAATTAACATTAGCTTTTGTGTGAAAGTCCAAATAGCAACCGCACTTGTTGTAGCCTGACCGACCGTGACAGATGTTCCTAAGAGTCTCCGTGAGCGGACAATCATCGCAGTGGCGTTCCTCCTTCATATAGAAGGTTTTGTGTACAGTAAGCGCATTTGCTATAATGCCGTTTAGGGCCAATCTGTTCTGCACTACCAGTGTAGCCTTGTTTGTTGGTGCAGAATATATAACTTCACTACTACTGATCCCTAGAAATTCATGAATAAAAGGGATCAGGGAGCTTTTACCTGTGCCTGCGAGACCTCCAAGTTTGAATGTTCTTACTGAAGTTTGGTGGAACCACTTATGAATCAAATTAAGTGCTTCCTCCTGATCACCTGTAGGAATCACATTAACCTACCTCGTTTGCCACGGAGCAATCTTATCGCTCTTATTTCGGAAATCCCCGTTCTTTTAACCAAGAAAGCAATTTCAGCTAATAGCGCATCCATTTCAGTTTTGACTTGATTGAATGTTGGTATATCTAGTTCACAAACATCTATTTGACTGGTTTCATTTATGGGAATATTTGCTAAGGCCCATTCCAACAGGGCATTCCATTCGGCTCCGAGATCACGCGGCCTCGTAGCAGAACAAAAAGTTTGGGACAATTCGTCCAATGCGTCCGATACTCCGGCGTGTCCGTTTACTGCTGCCGTAAGCAGGGTGAAAATAACTGATATTCCAGTGTCATGCAGGCCCGTCTCATAGGAGTCAATGAGCTTTTCTTTGCACATATCCATAAGCATCGACATATAGGTGCAAACTTGATCGTCATTGAAAATCTCCAGACCAAAGTTGTCAACCTCAGAATTGGGGCCAAACACCATTTGGTCATCCTTTTTGAGAGCAAGTGCCCATTCAATGGGAAGCTCAGCAATGTCATCGATCGATGGTATGGAGTAGTCTGGGATAATATCTCCGCCCAGACCTTGATACCACATGTATCTGGATTCAGATTCTCGATTATATGACGGCAGGACCATCACATACCTGTGAGTATGTTGAATTATGGTGATGCCGTTGATATTGCTGCGCCACCTTTTAGATTGAACCGATTTGGGAATCCTATATAAGAGCTTTCCGCCCTTGCCGCCTCGGGAATCCGAATTCCACGTGATGGGCAGCTGTCCCAATTCAGCTTCGACTTCCTCTAACCTTTTAAGATCTCCCTTGTAAGCATCTATATCCAATGCTATTACATTCGGCGGTAGTCTTAAGGCTACATTGTACGATTTATGTGTATTAAGCCATTTATTTATTTGAGTTATGTTGACTAATGGGTGTCGTCCAGAGGCGTCTTTAACAGCTAGAAGCTTCCCTGATGCTGGAAGAGGACTAAAACCGGCTCCAAAGTATGCTAATGCACTAACCTCATATGGATTGAACAACTTTCACCAGGCTAATGTTATACAACCCAGCAAAGTCTTGCGACTTTACTGGGTTGCAGTGGCTATTTTTTAATTAGGAAGGTATTGGCAACCCACCAGTGTTCTCTTTTTTGTCACTCTTTACCGGACGATACCTGATTTGGAATTCAGCATATTCACGAGTGCTGCCGTCTCTGCGCTTGGTGTTCTCAGCAAACTTGACACCCTTGATTTTTACGAGCTGGCCAATCCAAGGATCAGTGTCGGGAGCACCATTTTCCAACGAAGGAAGATTGATTT